AATCCAAGCACTCTACGACAACTATGCCAAACAGCGACAAGCCAAAGCAGAGGAACTCAAGAAAGCCCAAGCCATCAAAAGCGTCCCGACCGACTCGCGCGGGCGCTGGCAAGCCATCCCGTACACCCAAGAGGAGCGCGATGGTGAAGAAACTGGACGCGATATTTTCCCAATACGTGAGGCTCCGAGCGACGGATCACAGGGGGATGGGTGAATGCTACACGTGCGGAGCCGTGCGCCACTGGACCGAGGTAGACGCCGGGCACTTCATGAGCCGGGCCTGCATGAGTACCCGGTGGGACGAGACCAACGTGCAGTTTCAATGCAAGCGGTGCAACGGGTTTCGGTCTGGGGAGCAGTACCTGTTCTCCATCCACCTCGACCAAGACCACGGGGAGGGCACGGCGGAGCGCCTCATGATTGAATCCAAGAAGACGCGCAAGTTCACCCACGCCGAACTCGAGCAGATGTTCCACCACTACAAGCGCCTCGTCGATGAGCTTCGCAGCACGAAGGGACTTTGACGCGTGGTTCTCTGAGAACTACGACGACCTAGTCCAAACAGCCTTTGCCCTGCACCCCGACGCCTACGACCTCGTCCACCACACCTACCTCAGCGTCTGCCAGGCGCTCGACGCCAACCCAAAAATCGCAGACAACTTCGGAGGATATGTCCACACCGCCTTGTGGAAATTCGCCCAGCGCGACTTCCGGAAACTCTACTACATCAGCGACGCACCACAAAAAGAATTGGTGTCGGACTACGACCTCCGCGACGCCATACGCAAAGAAGAGGCGCTACTCATGGCAAACCACCTCAAATGGTTTGACCGCAAGGTCCTAGAGTTGTACCTTGAGGGCTGGAGCATGGCCGAGGTATCCCAAGAATCCGGTGTATCCGTCGACGTGTTCTACAAGTCCATCCAAAAAAGCAAAGAGAAGCTCCGCCATGTTATTCGTCAGCGCACAAAAGAAGGCAGATAGGCTCGCCATTTGCCAAGCATGCGACCACTACGTGGTGAACACCAAGTCGTGCGGGCCCCTCGTGACCGAGGCGTTCACCGACTCCAAGCTGTGCGGGTGCTATATGCCCGCCAAGGCGAAGCTCAAGACGTCGTCCTGCCCCCTCGGAAAGTGGGACGCCTACATCAAGCCCGAGGACGTAGACAAGATCCGTGAGTTCCTCGACCGCGACAACGCCGACAGGACCCAGAAGGAACTCACCGACCTCGTAGCCAAGTTCATTCACCCTAACAAGAGGGCGAGCAGTTGCCCACCGTGCAACCGCCAGCTCCTCCGAGACCTCCAAAAAATCGTAGACAGTGCCGATTCCTAAACCCGAACCCCAAGAGAACATGGCAGGCTTCCTGTCACGGTGCATGGCAGACGAGACCATGAACGCCGAGTACCCAAACGAACGTCAACGAATCGCAGTATGTGCCAGGCAATGGAAGGAAAAGGAATAACCGACAGCCTATGGCTGAACGTAGGGGCACGGGTAGACAAGGACTACGACAAGGAGATAGCCATGCAGAGGGCGAAGCGTGGCGTCCGGGCGATGGGTCTGGAGTGGGTCGACCTCGTGAAGAGGGACAGGCGCGGACACGTAGCCGACACCCGCCACATGGTGAGCAAGTACCTACGGGATCATGGGTACAACTTCCGTGAGATAAGCGAGTGCCTAGGCAGAACCAACCACACGACCAGCGTACACTCCGTCAAGCAGGCCAACAACCTCTTGAGCATCGACAGGGGCTACCGTCAGAAGTACGAAATCTTTATGAAAGCATGACCCTACGCAAAGTAAAAAGGATGCTCAACGAGAGCGACGACTTCCTTGTCTTCACCATGAAGCAACACGGGGAGACCGCCGACTTCGGGGCGTTCTACCAAAAGCTGGAGAGCTGGGAGATACTCCTCAACCTGGCCATCTCTGACTACCACATCCGCGAAACCCTACGCAATGTACTTACCGCCGCCGACGCTTATCGAGACGCGCAAGCTGAAGACTCACCCGAATAACCCTCGGTACATCCGCAAGCAGAAGATGGAGGACTTGAAGCGTTCCATCTCTGAGGACCCTAAGCTGATGACGGTGCGACCTCTCCTGGTCAACCCTGACATGGTGGTCTTCGCAGGCAACCAACGCCTCCGTGCCTGCATCGCCTTGGGATGGGAGGCCATCCCTTGCATCGTGTGCGACTGGACGCAGGAGGAGCAGGACCGGGCCATGATAAAAGACAACGGCCACCACGGCGAGTTCGATATGGACATTCTAGCAAACGGCCCCCACGAGCCCGAGCAGCTCCAAGAGTGGGGTGTACCTATCGACTGGGACAAGCCTGAACCCGAAGACGAACCCAAAGAACCAAAGCAATGCAAGCACTGCGAGAAGATGATTCCGTGACAGGACGTGACAAGCTAGAACCAAAAAAGGCGAACATGGTCGAGGCGCTAGTCAAGGCGCTGGGGATCGTGAAGCTCGCCTGCGAGTCCTGTGGCATCTCAAGGCAGACCCACTACAGGTGGCTCAAAGAAGACCCGGCCTACAAGGAGGCGTGCGACAACCTCCCCGAGGTAGTCCTCGACTTCGCAGAACACCATCTGCACAAGCTCATCTCGCAAGGCAACCCCGCCGCCACCATCTTCTACATGAAGACCAAAGGAAAGGGACGCGGGTACGTGGAGCGCCAGGAGATTGAGGTGGCCGAGAAGAAGCCTTTGAGCTGGTTCGTGTCTGACGACTCGACCGTGAGTTGAGACAGCCTGCTACATATTACCACGTCAAGAACAGCACGGCCAAGGTCCAAGTACACCAAGGAGGCACGCGCTCGGGCAAGACCTACTCCATTCTCACGGCTCTCATCGAGCTGTGTCACCGCAACGAGAACAGCGGGGCAGTGATAACCATCGCCCGTAAGACGTTCCCGGCTATCCGTGCGTCGTGCATGAGGGACTTCTTTGAGATACTCGAACGCGAGGACATCTACAACCCCGACCTCCACAACAAGTCCCAAGCCACCTACCTCCTCTTCGGCAACCTCGTAGAATTCATCTCGGTTGACCAACCGCAGAAGGTCAGGGGTAGGAAGCGAGACATCCTCTTTGTCAACGAAGCGAACGAGCTGGCACTCGAGGACTGGAGGCAACTTATGCTGCGAACCACCGGGCGGGCCATCATCGACTACAACCCCTCCGACGAGTTCCACTGGATATACGACCACGTCCTCACACGTGACGACCACGAGTTCTTTCAGACCACCTACAAGGACAACCCCTTCCTAGGCGAGGCAACCGTCCGGGAGATTGAACGGCTACAAGAAGCCGACCCCGACTACTGGAGGGTGTACGGTCTAGGCGAGAGGGGGGTGTCACGCTCGACCATCCTCACGCACTGGAAGCAGGTACCCCAAGTGCCGGACGGGTGGAAGCTCCTCAACCTCGGCCTCGACTTCGGATACACCAACGACCCGACAGCCATTGTCAAGGTCTACACGGACGGCCACGGCTTCTGCCTCGATGAGGTTTGCTACGCCACCGGACTCACCAACGCAGCCATAGCGCAAACGCTACGCGACGCCGACATAGGCAAGGCTATGGTGGTGGCCGACTCAGCCGAGCCCAAGTCCATAGACGAGATACACGGGCACGGGTTCAACGTACACCCCGCCAGGAAGGGTCCGGACTCGGTACGCTCGGGCATCGACTTCCTCCGGTCGCGTCCTCTGCTCATCACCGAGCGAAGCGTTAACGGCATCAAGGAACTGCGCAACTACAAGTACAAGGAGGACAAGAACGGGCGCCAGCTCAATGAGCCCGTCGATGCGTTCAACCACTTCGTAGACGCCTCCCGCTACGCCATCACATGGAACCAAACGAACCCGAACTACGGCTCCTACGCCATCGGGTAAACTTCAGGAATACACCCCTCAACCCTTATATAGATATGGAGCTTCGCTTGCCCGCTCAATTCTCAGACCTCAAGCTACGGCACCTCCAAGCCCTAGAGACGGAGACCGACCCTATCCGGCGCCTCGACGCCGTGACGGGCCTTGGTGTCTCCAAGCTACGCGAGATGCCCCACCCCCTCATCCTAGAGGCGGACGCACACCTCGACAGCCTGCTCCGGAATGACGTCGCCAACTTCAAGCGGACGTTCGAGCTGAAGGGCACGCGCTACGGATTCATCCCGAACTGGGAGGAGTTCACCGCCGGAGAGTGGATCGACATGGAGGTCTACACGCAGGACTTCTGGAAGACGGCACACAAGGCCATGAGCGTCCTCTACCGACCCATCGACCGTGAGTGGGGCGACGCCTACACCATCGAGAAGTACACAGCCAAGGAGGACGCCGACGTGTTCCTCGATATGCCCGCGCCCTACGTGGCAGGGGCCCTGCTTTTTTTTTGGACTACCGAGCGGAAACTGCTGAACACTACGCGCAAATCTTTGGCGGAGACGGCGATGAAGGCGATGAGTTTGCTACGAAGTGGGGGTGGTATCCGGCGCTCTACGCCCTGGCGGGGGAGGACGTACTCAAGATGGAACGGGTTACGGCGCTTCCTGCGTCGGCTGTTTTCACGCACCTCGCCTTCCTTCAAGACCTTAACCACAAGCGCAAGCAACAAATGAACCAAGCCGTATGATAACCTTCAATAACATCGTCTCGAAGTTCCAAGCCTTCTGCGACGACCACAAGTTCATCCGGACGTTCTCCTACGGCTCGCCTGCCGACGTCGACCTCGACAAGTTCGACCAGTACCCCCTGCTCCATCTTGTGTACACAGGAGGCGACTACAACAGCGAGAGGGCGAAGACGTACAACCTCGAGTGCTACATCCTCAGCGTCCCCCCTTCGGAGGCCGACAAGACCACCTACCAAAAAGAAAGCATCTCCGACGCGGAGCAGGTGGCCGAGGACATCCTAGCCGACATTCAGAACGGAGGTAACATCTTCAGCTTCGGATACCACTACGACGTCACCGGGGCGAGTGTTACACCGCTGGAGGAGGAGAAGAGCAACGCCCTTGCCGGGTGCCTGCTCGACTTGTCC